CAGGCGGTCACGTCCAGGCGCAAGGGCGCGGTCTCCCGTCGCGTAGGTCGCAGGATAGCAGGGCGCATCACCGGCAAGGGCTTGGGCAAGCTGTTCAAGTGATCTAAGCAGCCTGCATCAAGCGGCGGAATCTCTCGGGGTCAAACCGCTCGGCCACCGCCTGCGGATCAAGCCCGGCCAAGGTGCAAACCGCTTCAAAGTCGGGTGAGCCAAGCCAGCCTGCATCCTTGCCCCGCGCAGCGTCATGAAGGGCATGGGCAAGGATCGCGTGCCACAAGCGGGCCTCGGGCGTGCGGGTCATTGCCGCCGCGCCCCCTCAGCCTCAAGCCGGGCGCGTTCGCGGGTCATCATGATCAGCAGGCGGTTGACGTGCTCCTGCGCGGCCTGTGCGGCCTCGTGCGGCCTCTTGCCCTCGGCGCGGGCCTTGGCCTCTGCCGCCGGGCCTTCGCGCCTCAGCACGCTGTCCGTGAGCCGGTCGAAGGCGTCCATCATGCGGGTGTGAGCCGCGCGGGCATATGGTGGCAAATGATCGGTCATCTGAAATATCCCGTCGCAGGATCGTCGCGCAGATCGGGCAGGGCCGAAACCTTCGCGCGGGCGCTCGGGGTCAGCCCAAACTCAGACAAGAGCGATTGCAACCGCCGCGCCGCGTCGTTGCGCATAGCAACCGCCGGGTGCGCGCGATACATGACGGCCCCGGCCTCGGTCACGGCCTCATAGGTCGCGCCCTCGCGCGCCACCGTATCGCGGGCTTCGAGATACTCGCAAAGCGTTTCACAAAGCAGTGCCAAGGCGATCAGGTCGCCATCCGATAGCACGCCCAATCCGGCCAGCAGATCGGCCAATTCAGGCCAATGTGCCCGCGCCGGATCTGACAGAAAAGCAGGCGGCGCGGTGCCGCTCAGTCGGGCGGGCGTGGCCTCGGTGGGTTTACCGCGCGTCGTGCCGGTCACGGCCTTTAGGTGTGTTGGCTTGGGCTTTCGGGCCATCGGGGTTTTTTCCTTTCATTCCTGCACGCTCAAAAACAAAGTCCCGTGCCGCCGGTATCCCTATTGCGCCTCTGGACTTTTGATAGCCCCCCCCCTAAAGGTGCACGCCCCGAACCGGGAACCGGCATGACGCCGGGGCGTGCTGGCACCGCGCGACCAAGGAGAGGCCGTCGTGCCATGTCGGGGTTTCTGACGTGACTGCCCGACTGAAACCGGGCCGCTTTCGCAATCATGCAAGCAGGGAGCGGCCAGCCCATTCGTTATGCCGCCGGGTGTTGCAGCAGCTTGATGGCGTTCGAGTCCATCACCTGCCCACCGACGCGGTGATGCACATAGAACCGAACCCAGCCGGGCCGCGTGTAGGGGTCGCGAAGGGTGCGCATCCCGGTGCGATCTACGATCAGATACCCGCGCGGCCAGTTACCAAAGGCGACGCTGATATTGTTCGCCCCGATGCCCGGCATATCCTCGGCCTCGGCCTCGGCCACCGGATAGCCCAGCAGGGTCGGCGGTGCGTCTGCCGATACCGACTCGATCCAGAGCGGGCGACCATCCGCATCCTTCAAGCGGCGGATTGCGGCGGCGGTCGTTCGACTCATGAGCCATGCGCATTCATTGCGAACCCGATAAGCTGTGCGCAGCGTGGTCATGAGGTTCACAAGGTCGTCGATTTCAATTGCCGCCGCCGCTTGTGCGGCCACCGTTTGCAGCGTGCCGAACGGGCGGATGTCGTCATCATCGGCGGATTGCGGCGCGCTCATGAAACCGGCGGGCTTGTTCACCCCGTCGCCATTCACAAACGCACCGGCCTCTTGCAGCGCAAATTCATCCGCGATGTTATCGTTAAGCCATGCCTCCAGATTGAATTGGCTGTCCTCCAGAATCCAGCTTGTGCTTTCGGCATAAACGAACAATTCCCCCATCGGCGGCTTGATCTCCCCCATGGACGGGGTGCTGGTGATGCTGCGCGGGTCCGTCTCCGCCGCCCAGCCCGAGGATGCGCCGCGCAATCCGACAATTTTCGAAAAGTCGCCGCTGGTCGCAGTCTCGACCGATGCCAGCCCGCGCATGGGGTTCACATCAACCATCTGGTCCAGGATCAGTTGCGAGATTTGGCCCGGCACGCTTGCGCCGCCGTCTTGACTTGAGCCGGTTTGCATCGCGGCCTGCGGATTCATGCCGTTACCCAAAGCCCCGCTGCGCAGGTATTGCGTGAAGTCAGCCGCCGCGCTCGGTGAAAGCCGGTGCGACGTCATCCCGCCCGCGCCGTTCAGAGACATTGCCGCCAGCGTGGAATTGGCTTGATCCACCGCCGCTTGAGTTTCCTTCAATTCTGCCTTGTGAGCGTCCTTAAACGCCTTGAAGTCGCCGTTGAGGTTTTCGAGATAGGCCCGAACGTCGCCGCTTTCAGCGCGCACGGCGACGATCCCGCGAGATTTCATGTGTGTCATTTCACACTCCTAATGATGCCCCGAGGGGCGTTGTTTTGGGGGATTTCGCAGCGTCGCGCGTGCGGGTTCGGGGCTGTCCCGGCGAGGTGCTGGCCAGCGTCTCGCGTAGCCTTGCCTCGGGTCGCTGGCGCAGCGTCGTGCAATGCGCCGTTGACAATGTCACGATATATCATTGCAGCGGCTCGTTCAATGAAAAAGCGCCGCGCTCGATCTGGTCAGCGCAATCGCGCAGCCACTCCGCCGCGCCCACCGGGCCGCACGTATGCTGTGCCAGCGTGACGCCCACGCCAAGAAAGGCGCACGTCACTTGCTCGTCTGTCATGGCGCCGCCACGGCGGATTGATTCGGCGGTCTCGGCCAGCTTCTGAAAGAGGTGATCGCGGATTTCGTCACGGGTTTCCGTGGTCATGAAGGAGTCCTTTCGGTCGGTGAGTTTGCCCATGCGTCGGGATTCTGCGGATCGTCGGCTTCGCGCCGCCAGTCATCCAAGGCGGTGACGCCAGCCGCGCGCCGGGCCTCTTGCCATGCTTCACGCTCGGCCTCGGCCCGGTCCTGTCCACCGCAAAATTCGCGGATCGCGGCGCGTTCTTCGTAAAGGTCGCGCGCGAGTTCGGCGGGCGTCAGTGCCTTTCGGGCGTCGGAATTAACCGAATTAACCGAATTAACCTCTGGTGCAGGGGGTTGTTTCGGTTTTTTCGGTAAATTCCCGGCCCCGGATTCCATTCGCGCGGCCTGTAGCCAGCGGGTCATGCCTGCCCCCCGAGAATCGCCGGGTTGACGGTGTAGAGCCGTTGCGGCCTGCCGCCTTGCGGGCCTGTCTGCACCGGCACCGCTCGGATCACGTCGCCCTCTATCAACGCTTCGAGAGCGGGATCGAGGGCAGCTTTCGTGCCAAGCCCGGCCCGGTCGAGCCGCAACACGTCGCTGGACGTGAAGCGCGGCCAGCCCTGTTCGCGGATCACCTGCACAAGCCTGCGGGCGGCGCGCTCGGCCTTGGGTGTGGCGGCGTCCGCATAGGCGCGGCGGGCCATCGGCAGAAAGTAGGCTTCAACAAGGTGAGCGGCGCGGCCAAAGTGCTGCACAGTTATCTGGTGCGGCTCCTCGGCCCCTTCTGACGCCCATTCGAGAAAGGCCAGCACCAGCGACAGGCGCGCCGTCAGCCCCGGCAATTTCCCGATGAAGGAAAGCATCAGCCCCTCGGCCTCGGCCTCCCATTGACGCACCGCCAGCCTGAATTCGTCCATCAGGTCGCGCGCGCCATCCGTGAAGCCCACAATCCAAGGGCGTTTGTGATCGTGCTCGTCGGTCAGCAGATCGAGCGTGAGAAGCTTCTCGATTATCCGCCGAACAAGGTCTTCATCGGCCCATGCGCCGGGGCGGCGCAGCGGTGCAGGCTCGGGCCAGATCGGAAGAAAGCGCGCGAGAAGCCCGTCATCGTCGGCCTTGAAAAGTAGAGATTTCAGGCGGTCCGGTTGAACACCGCCCATGACCGCGATTGTGAGCCGATCAATCGTGAGCGGTTCGCGGCCCATGCGCTCGACCGTGTATCCGCGCCCGCCGTAGGCTTCGAGCCAGAAGGGGCGGTCACTGCCCCCGCCGGAATAGCGCGCCATGCCTTCAAGCCAGCCAGCCAGTTCATCGCGCATCTGTAGGACGCCGCGCGGCTGTTTTGCGAGGATCGCCCCCAGCCGCTCGATCGTGCCATCATTGACCACCAAACGCGGGATATGCGGCGGCGGTCCCGCGTCGGCCTCCTGCGGCTTGTCCGGCGGCGTCTGGCCTTCCTTGATCGCGGCCTTGACCGCCTCTTTCCATGTGGACTCGGCCAGCTTGGCAATCTCGGCCCTCTCTGACCATGCCTTCTTCTCTGCCTCTGCGGCTTCCCGCAATGGCTTTTCGGCGGCGCGAAGCGGTTGCAGGGCGGCGTCGATAGCGGGCGATTTGCCTGCGCTCGGCAGGCCGATCAGCATGGCCCAGATCACCGGCGGCTCGGTCCAGCCGCGCCATGGCGACACCCACCGGGCGTTGCCAATGACGCTGGAAATAACCGAAATAACCGCGTAGCCGATCGGCGCGCCCTTGGCCTCGGCGGCTTCGCGCGCCCATGTCGCAAAGCGCGGTCCGAATACTTCGTCGAGCGGCAGTTCCGGCGCTGGCGGGACTTCCGGGCGCAGGAATTTCGTATCTGGTGCAGGCCAATCGGGCACGAAAGCCACGGGTTCGGGGGCGTTCATGCGGCTTCCCCTTTCATGGCCAGAATGTCGCACCAGTCCCGCCCATCCGGTGCGGACAGTAGAGACACGGCCCAGCCCAGCGCATGGGCACGCTCGGCCAGGTCGTTACCGGCGGCCCGGCCCGGCGCATCGCCATCGGTGGCGATCGTCAGCCTGCCCGGTGAGGGCGGCAGGCGCAGCGCGCGCATTCCGCTAGTGGATAACGCAGCCCAGATCGTCGCGGGACGGCCCAGCAGCCCAGAGGCGAGCGCTAGGGCGGTCTCGATACCCTCGGCCACCACCAGCGGCCCTTGCGCCTGTGTGAGTCGCACAGCGCCGCCACGGGTGCAGCCAAGCATCAGCTTGTCGCCGCCGTCGAGACCGGCCTTGCCGGTGCCGTCCGGGCGAATGAATGTCCGGTGAATTGCGAAGTCGTCGGCCCCCTCGATCAGCGCCACCATTGCCGGAAACCGCTTGGCGCTCGGCCCATGCCAGCAGCCCGGATGAAAGCGCAAAGTCGCAGGCAACGTGCAGGTGATCCCGCGACCTCGCAGATACCGTTCAGCCGGGGTGACGGTGATCGGCAGGCTTTCGGTCCAGCAGCGTTCGGCCTGCCTCGCCCGCTTCTCGGCCCCGGCCCTCGCCTCTCGTTCGCGCTTGGCAGCGGTTTCAGGGTCCGGTGGCGAATAGCTGCCCGTGCGCAGCCCCGCCGCCGCCGCGATATCCGCGAAGGCGCAGGCGCTCTTGTGGCAGTGCAAAAGCAATCTGCCATCTGCGCCATCCGAAAGCGTGAGGGCGTTTTGCCCCTTGCGGCGCTCGGTCTGGCATACCGGGCAAGGCGCGGTGCCGTATCGGCCCAGCCAGCGCCCGCCCAGCGCCGTTGAAAGGGTGCGTGCATCGGTCATGACGGCCCCCCTCAAAACGGCGATTCGTCAGCGTCGGCGGGTGCCGGGCGCGGCGTCTCGTCGAAAAATCCCCCGATCTGCCCGGATAGCGGGTCGCGCTCGTTCGCGGATCGGCCTTCAAGTTCGAGAAGGGCGACCACGGCTTTGCCCGCCGCCCACGCCTCGTCGCTCGTGTCGAATTCTTGGTGGATAAGGTCACCGGCGTCGTGAAAAACTCGGACGTGAAATTTCCCATCGTCGCCGTCCTTCACGGATACGGATAGCCAAGTGGCTGATTTCGCAAGACTTTTTTTATGCTCGGCGCAAAGCTCATCGAAAATTATGGTCTCGGCGGTGCAAAATGCCCGATCCTCGACGTCCAGGGGGCTGAGCTTTTCGATAACCCAAATCGCGGACCAGATTTCATCGTCGGCCATTTCCTTGACCGCCGCTAGAGCCTTCTCGATTTCGCCGCTGAGCCTGTTTGCTATGTCAGTCAGCTTTTTGAATTGGCCGTCGCTTTCGTTGGCCTTGCTTTGATCGTCTTTCATGTCGTCGTCCTTTCAGGCTGTTGCCAGACCGGCGCGACGGTGTTAAAGGTATCCTCAGGCCTGCCAGCCCTGAAATGCCCCACCCCGTCCGCGCGCCGCGGGCGGGTAAATTATGCTGCTGATTTCGTTTGGCGGGCTTCGAGCCACTCACGAATGTCGCTTTCACGCCAGGCCACCAAGCGCGCTCCAAGCGCAACAGGCGCGGGGAATTCGCCGTCCTTCATCCAGGCGTAAATCGTTGAGCGCGAAAGCCCCGTGCGGGCCTCCACCTCAGGGCGNCGAAGAAGTTTTTCTGACATGGTCCGGTCCCTTCCGACATGGCGCAACGGGATTGTTGCGGCCCATGTCGGAAGGGATAGCGGCCGCCCTAGCGCCGCGCATGGAAAATGAATTCCGAATTAATTTCCAACGCTAACGCTTTGTGTTGTAGTGCTTTTCTATGGCTCTTAAAGTTTCGGATGAAAGTTTGATTTGAAAGGCGGCACGCATTCGCGGAATAACACAGGCGAGCCCTCCGGCGATTTGCGTTTGCATCTTTTTCATCCTTTCGCTGACCTCGCGCAGGTCAGCGGCTGCGCACCTGAGGGTTCGCCGCATCAGCTTCGATTTTGCCGCCACCGCGTCGTATGTCATGAGCGACGAAAAGCCAGACTCGCGCATTGCCTCGGCCAGCGCATCGCACAGCGTCAAGCGATGCCCGGTCGCGCTGTTTCGATATCGTTGCAGGTCGCAGGCTTCGGTCGCGATGTATGCCGCGCGAAACGCGCTCTTGGCGGCGCGGTCTTGCGTTCCCTTGGGGCGGCCACGCCCGCGTTTCGGCGTGTTCTGCGCCGCCATTGCGGCGGCCAATGCGCCTATCTCAGGTTCGGTTGCGGCCTCGCCCCGTGCGGCCTTTTCCTGCATCGCCTGCACCAGTTCTTCGGCACTTGGCTTTTTGCGTAGCTTGGCCCGCGCCCGATAGGCTTCGATCCCGGCCAGTGCCAGCCGCTTCGCACGTTCAAATTCAGACCGGTCTAACCGCCTCATGCGCCCGCCCCCAGCGCGACCACGTTGCCGCTCTGTGCGGCTTCACCGCGCAGGAACCCGGCCAAACCGGCCATCATCGCCGCGCCGCCTTGCCATAAACCTTGCCCCGTTCGCGCTTGCCCACNGCAACCACCACTACCACCAGTTCGCGGTCGCGCACTTCGTAAACCAGCCGGAAGCCCGAAGCGCGCAGCTTGATCTTGTAGCGGTTCGCCGCGCCGTGCAGGCGCGATGCTGGCACATGCGGGCTTTCCAGCCGTTCGGCCAGTTTCTTCTTGAATTGCGCCTTGATCGTGCTGCCCAGCTTTTCCCATTCGGCCAGTGCTTCTTTCTTGAATGTCAGATCATAAGCCATCAAGCGNCACGGCAACTTCGGGGCTGTTCGCGCGTGCGTCCGCAATGGCATTAAGTTCCATGTCGTCCAGCCGTTCCAGCATGGCTTCATATTCTGCCGCTGGCACGCAATAGAACACGGGTTGATTGCGGTTCAGGATTGCCACCGTTCCACCGGCCCCGGCTTCCACCGTGCCCATGGGGTTGCGTTTAAGGTCGGTCACGCTGGCAGTGACGCGGGACAGGACAAGTTCGGCCATGGCGGGTTCCTCTCGGCTTTGGTGCTATAGATAGCACTCTAAAGCATACATTAAAAGACTTTCACGGAAGTTACCGGAAAGCGTTACCGTTCAGCCCCCAGCTTCACCACGTTGCCGCCCAAGGCTTCGCCGCGTAGGAACCCGGCCCAATCGGCCATCATGGCCCGCCGCCGGTCGAGCATGTCGGATCGCTGATAAGCCCGCTCCACATCGCTGCCGATGAAATGCGCAAGCGCGATCTCGGCCATGTCGCGGGGATATCCCTGTTCCGCGGCCCATTGCCTGAATGTCGAGCGAAGCCCGTGCGGCACCGCTGGGCGCTTGTTCTGCGGGTCGAGATACCCGGCCCGGCCCGCCTTCACCTCGGCCTCTTGCATCCGGCGCATGACGGCTGAAATGCTCATATCTGAAAGCATACCGCCGCGCGGCGCGAAAAACACATGGGGCGAGCCGTCCATCCGGGGCAGGCTTTCGAGAATTTCCACCGCCTCGGGCGTGAGCGCCACGCGGTGCGGCCTGCCTGCTTTCATACGGCTTGCCGGTATTGTCCATGTAGCGGATGTAGCAGATGTAGCAGCCCCCCCCGGCTCAAAGTCGAGTTCTGCCCAAGTCATGCCGCGCACCTCGCCAGATCGCGCAGCCGTGAGCGTGACGAATTGCAAAGCCCTTGCGGCCATGCCTTCACGCCGGGCCAGTTCCGCCCACCAGCGCGACACATCGGCCAGCGCCAGCGCCGGTTGATTTCCAGTTTTTGCCACCTTCGAGGGCTTGGGCAGGATTTCGGATAGGTTGCCTTTCCAGCGGGCGGGATTATCGCCCTTGCGGTGCCCGGCCACCGTAGCCCAGCTTAGGACGGCCTCGATCCGTCCGCGCAGCCGCTTCGCGGTTTCGGTCTTGCCCTGCCAGATCGGGTGCAGGGCTTTGAGCACGTCTTGCGTGCCGATCTCCGAGACAAGCTTCGGCCCCAGCACCGGCAGGGCATAGGCGTCCAAGGTGCTGCGCCACTGGCGCTTGTGCTTCTCGTTGCGAAATTCGTGAAGCTTCGCGGCAAGGTATTTGTCCATTGCATCCGCGAAGGTCAGCCCGGCCCGCGCCTCCCGCCGCTCTTGCAATGGGTCGCCGCCCATCATGGCCTTGCCCCTGTTTTCGAGCGCCATTGTGCGCGCCATCGCGAGCGATATCGCCGGGGGACTGCCAAGCCCGAGTTCGCACCGCTTGCCGCGAATTGTGATCCGCTGCACCCACTGGCGCGAACCGTTCGGCTGCACGCGCAGATATAGCCCCTGCCCGTCGAAGTATTTGCCCGGCTCGTTCACGGTCTCTACGAAACGCGGTGAAAGCGCCTTTTCCGGTCTCCGAATTGCCTTGTCCGCCATAATACCCATTCCCCTAGATATCCCCCACCTTAACGGGGACTGCCCCGGAATATGCCGGAAAGCGCAGGACAATGGAAGATAAAATATGCGTTATATCAAAGGCTTTTACGGCCATTTACGGAATAGCCCGGAATTGCCTATGGCGGTCTGTCTCTCCGCCACATTCAGTTGCCGAATCCGTCCAAGGGCCCCGATTGGGGCCTTTTTTCTTTTTGTTTCAAAGGGCGTTGGCAGGGCCATCCGCCCTTCGGAGACTGGGTGCTTGACGCAGAACGGGTCTCCGAATGGCCTGCGTCTCTCTTCGAGCGCCCCTCGACGACCATGGGACGGCGCAAAACATCCTTGCATTTCCGATGGGTTGCCGCGTTCATGGGGTCGTCCCGTTCGCGAGATAATCCGGTGGCGGAGACTGACACGAAGGCGCAGGGCGGTCAGAAGGACGGCTCCTGGCGGCCTATCACGAGGTCAGCACGGCACTGCGTGCGATCCGCAAGAACAAGAAAGCGCTGATGACGGATCGGCCATCAAACGATAACGATTACAAAAAAAGGGAACGGATGCGGATGAACCACCAAGCCTACTCGAACGGCATTCAGATAGAACAACTCGAAGGTGGCCTCCTGATACAACAAGGTGGCGAGGCCTACATTGCGCGATCCTGGCGTCTCACGCCCGCCGTCGATCATTTGATCAGGACAGCAGCTGCCAGTGGGTTGGACTGGATGATCCGCTCGGATCACCCGCTTCGAAAAGCGCGATGGCCCAATGCGCGAGGCGTTGTCTACTTGGCTTTCTCGGCGTCTCCTGATCTGCAATGGTCCGTCGCAATCGACACATTTCGCCCGGCGCGCGGTGACTTCGGTCATGCTGTCTTTAACGGTAAGTATCACGCGCAGTTTGTCACGAGGAGCATCCCGTTTGTCTTCGAGGGGCGCAACAAAACGTCGGGGCATCTGGTCGTTGCCAGAGATTTCGTGATCCCCACCCTTGTTGAATTGGCGGACTTCGATCACAGCGTCTTGGCCCTCAACAGGACGCCACATCAAGGGGATGGCTTCACGACCGAATACGTGATCCAGCACAGCATACTCGCGAATTGGGAGCAGACGCCTTGGGCGGGACGTTACGACCTTGTTCAGGACGAATTCCCGGTCGATGGTGGGCTCACTTCTCGGCGGATCGACATTCTGGGACGTGACCGGTCGACAGGAGATTGGCTTATCATCGAGCTCAAGCGCGCCGAAGCGAGACCCGAAGCCGTGGAGCAGGTGGCGGATTACTTGCTCGCCCTCGGGAAGCGAGATGACTTTGTATACGGCAAATTGGACGGAGTCTTAGTCGCCGAGCGGATCCCAACCTCTGTCCGTTCATTGGCAAAGGCTGAGGGCATCACGGCGTACGAAATTGGGTGGCCGATGCAGCTTACGCGTGTCGCCTGATCAGTCGAACACCCGCTCCGGCTGCTCACCCCACGGCAGAGCCGCGACATCGGTCAGTTTCAACAGGGTCACGGCGGGCACCTCGCGCTTGTAGACCAAGCGCCTGAGGACCCCCGGCGTGGGGCAGGTGTCTATATTGTCGAGTTCAACGCCCTGCTACCCCCCCGATTGGACATTCAAAATTTCTGCAGCGCCAATACGTGTGGGAAGGCTTTTGGGGGTTTGTGGTTCGTAAACGATGGGGGAGAAACCGTGACTCGCGGCACGCCATCGGCTGATCTGGTCACGCTCAGCCTGCCTCCAATCGACATCCGATGAAATACGTCGAAGGACGAAGATCACGGGCTTATGGCCGGACTCGCAAATATTGCGAATGCGAACCGACACAGGTGTCTTTCGACCCTCAAAAGCGCGTTCAATATGCTCTTTTAGCCGTATTTCTCGCCTCTTGTGCGTCTTTCCTATGTAAAACAACGTGTCATCCCGTGGGTCAATCAGCCCATATATCAAGCGCCGCCCCACCCGCGTCTCCATCATATCACCTTTTGCGCGACTTCACCCGGAATGTATTTCAGCCGTCATCGAAGGTCCACGCATGTCTGTCATCGAACGTTTGCAGCGCGGAGATCACGTCGGCCTCGGCGAAGGCGTGACCCTCGCGTGCCAAATGGGCAATAACCTGTGCCGAGATCGAGGGTGCGCGCATCACCCGCCTCAACTCGGTCACCACTGCCGCTTCCACGAGGTCTGCAGGAAGCCGTCGCGGGATGCCCTCATCGCTGGGTTCGCGGTTCTTGATGACGTCCATCGAAACGTAATACCGGTATCGGCGCGCGCCCCTCTTCGTACTGCTCGGGGTGATGGCGGCGCCCGTGGCCGTAAAGATCAGCCCCTTGAGCAGCGCAGGCGCTTGCGCGCGGGTGTTGTTGGCGCGCTTTCGCGGGCTCTCGCGCAAGATGGCATGGACCTGATCCGCGAATGGAACGGGGTCGAGCACACGATCACGGTCCTGCGGGACGGGTTCGAGTGGCAAGGCCGCCCCTACAAATCCTTGTCCGCGATTGCGCGGGCGATCACCGGAACGCGCTGGAATGGCTACCGCTTCTTCGGGTTGCGCGAACGAAAGCGGGGGAATGATTGATGGATCAACGCGCAAATCCCGTCCGCCGCCAACGCTGCGCCATCTACACGCGCAAGTCCTCCGAGGAAGGGCTGGAGCAGGAGTTCAACAGCCTGCACGCACAGCGAGAGGCCTGCGAGGCCTACATCGCCAGCCAGCGCTCCGAGGGCTGGGTGCTGGTCCGCGATCAGTATGACGATGGCGGGATCTCGGGCGGGACGCTGGAACGGCCGGGTCTCAAGCAGCTTCTGGCCGACATCGAAGACGGCCTGATCGATGTGGTGGTCGTCTACAAGATCGACCGCCTGTCGCGATCGCTGATGGACTTCTCGAAGCTGGTTGAGGTCTTCGACCGGAACGGCGTGACCTTCGTCTCAGTGACGCAGTCGTTCAACACCACCACCTCCATGGGGCGGCTGACGCTGAATATTCTGCTCAGCTTCGCCCAGTTCGAGCGCGAGGTCACGGCCGAGCGCATCCGCGACAAGGTCCGCGCCTCCCGCATGAAGGGCATGTGGATGGGCGGCTGGAGGTCGCAACGATCTCCCGGACCAAGGCCGCTCCCAGTTCCGCGACGGCGTCGACCAGAATGTCGAGGTCGGCGCGCGTGGTTCGGTGGTTGTTGA